ATCCACCAGCTCCGCCGCCCCCGCCAACATTTCCCCCGCCCCCGCCAGCACCCGCAATAACCATGACGTCACATGACAATGCTCCACCAGAAATGCCAAGCGTTCCGCCGGCAGTAAATACACGATAATTGTAACCGCCTGATGTATATAGCGTGCCACCTGTAACTACTGCTGGTGCAACACTTTGCGCGGCAATTCCTAAAATTGGATTACGCATTACGCAATTCCACCAATTACTGTCCATGAATTGGCAGCTAGTTTAATTGCGCTGGCGATTTTGTAACGTGCCAATACTGGTGAACCTATTGTTGCACCTGCTGAAACGACTGTTGTTGTGCCTGGTGTTGTCGCAGTAATTGTTGTGACTCCCGCACCCTTCATATAAATGTTTAATACTGTACCAATATCGAAAGCTACGCTTGCATCCGTCGGAATATAAAACGTGTTTGCGGAAGCATTGTCCATTGTGACTAGAGTGTTTGTGCCATCAGCTAAAACAGCTGTATAACTTGCTCCGGTTTGTGCGTTGATTGTCAATGATGAATCGTCTTGCGCTATCCAAGCAAAATCTAAATCTGTTCCAGATGCTTTTGATAATACTTGACCAGTCGTACCGCCAAGTAAATCAACAAAATCTGTATCAACAGCTTGGCCAAAGACTTCAAAGTCAGCGGGCAAATCAGTGACAAGATCAGTGGAAGTAGGCATTTGCCAGCCGAAGTTAGTTGTTGGATTGCTCATGTTTTCTCCTTATGCGACCTGCGTCGCGTGTTCCCAGTCTAATGTAGGTATTACTGAATTCCATGTTTCGACAATCGGCACGTCGTTCCATCTCATGGCTTGGAGTGAGAACGCTAATGGCGAAAGATTTAGCGAAACGCTGATTTCATTGTATCCGGCTTGAAAAGTCCAGCCTTCGACAAAGCCCAAATAAGTACCGGCTGACATATTGAGCGGCAAGTCAGCAATCGCCAGCGGCATTCCCATGAATACGTTTATCAGTGAATCTCGGTCGCCGTCGTCGATCTCTGGATTTGTTAGCTGGTAAGTGATTTGATTGAAGTTATATTGCGGATATGCTCGAAGTTCCAAATAGAAGTCGGCTTGATCTTGGGCATCTGCTGAATGCTTGACTGTTGTAGTAAATATCTGGGCAAGCTCTCCATACAGGGCAACCGAAGCAGCGTCTGCTGCACTCACCTCAAATTGACTGTTCTGGCCATACTGCAGGGTTATGGTGTTGCGAACGTCTCCAGCGCGTTGCTGGATACTTAGACCAGAGCCTTGAGCATCATTTGCTGAAAGATTGACATAACCATTAGCTGCCAAATAAGTCGTGCGATGTGTCGAATCGGCGTATGAGATAAGCCCTTGAGCATCCTCATAGATATAACCCAAGCCACTACTGGCCAAAGCTGCAACCAAAGAATAGACATCGGTGCGATCTGATGAACGCGCTGCAAGCTCATAATTGCCCGGTTGGTCAATTTCGCCCAATCCCGTATTTTGGGCATTTGCCCAAGTCTCAGTGGGATCATAGGTTGCCCACGTCAAAGCTGCTGGAACAGCTTGCCATTGTGCAAATAAAACACCTTGAAGGACTGTATAAATCTGTGTGCCATCAAAGGCCTGAGTTAGTACGCCATTCGTTAAAGCCTTTGGCAGTCTGGCCAATGCACCCAAGGCAATGATTCTTACGCGCTGGGCATAGGCCACATTGCCCAGTTCGGCCACTGAGATTGCTACATCGACAACTGAACCACCAAAGATTGGGATGAATGTAGCTGTGGAATCTTGCAGCTCAATAGTCAATGAATCATTGATTCCAATGATGACATTTGATTGATCCAAATTGATTAGTTCAATGTTTGTGTATCCGGCTTGAGCTTGCTCATAGATATTGGTTCGCCCAGATGTAATAGTCAAATTGGCAAGAATGGCCGTCTGATATTGAACGCCGCCAATAGTGACCCGCCAGACTGGATTAAAGACTGTCATATTGCTTGCAGATTCGACGCGCCGCCAGTACCGCGGAAGTATGAATTATTTAGAGTCTCCACAATTGTGCGAGCCGTTCCCTCTGCATCAAGTGCGCCATTGACTGTCAAATTGATTCTTGCTCCGTTTTGTGAATCGGTAAATGCTCCACTACCAGCCGCAGTTAGCCGAGCAGCATTCTGCGAATCTGTGAAACCCGCAGCTGCTAAAGATTGTCCGGCTGTTAAACCTTTTGCTTGTCCTGCAACAATTATCTTTGCTTCTGCCAATCCAGCCGATTGACTAGCTGCCAATGCTGCTCTTTGAGCATCTGTTTGAAATACAGCGCCGCTAATTGCTCCGGGCGCTCCACCCGTGGCAAAGGTTTCTGCGCCGGCTGTATCACTTGATCGTGCTAAAGCATTCGCTCCAGCTAAAACTCCAGCAGCCAATGCAACCGCGCCAACGCCTAGCAATGGATTCAATGCAAATGCCGATGCAACACCAGCGACGATTGCAGATGCTTTCAGCAAATTATATGCCTTGATTAGAGTATTGATTAAAGCGATGGTAGAAACAACAGCTGCACTAATTTTGGAGACGACAAAGAGCGTTCCAATTACCAAAGCAACTGCCGTCAATTCATCCTTGAGATCAATTACTGTGTCAATCACGCCTCTTACTTTTTTGCCCCATTGAACAGCCTTTTCCTGGGAATCCGTAAGACCCTCAGCCAAGCTATCTTTTCCGGTCAATCCTGAAACAAATGATTCAATTGCTGGCACAACTGTGATGATTAAGAAATCAGCTAATTCTTTAACTACTGGCAACAGAGCTGCGCCAATTGCTTCTTTAGATTCATTGACTGCAATGCTGATTTGTTGAAACTTGAATGCAGCTGTATCTGCTTGATTTGCAATGAATCCATCAAATGTCGTGTTAAGCAATTGCTGAGTCTGGTCAAATGTTAAAGTTTTCAAAGTAGCTGCATCAATGCCAATGCCTAATTTGCCCAGGGCTGTGTTCGATCCTTCAAAGCTCTTTGCAACGGCGTTTGTCACCGCTTCCAATGGCTTGCCAGTTGCTACTGAGATTTCTTGGCTTAATGTCAGCAATTCTTGCGATTTGGTCAAATCTCCAGTTGCTCGCAATAAGCGAGATAAAGCCGGACGAATTACTTCATCAGTCGTGGCTGTTGCAATGCTTTGCGCCGTGATGTATTTATCAATCCCAGCAATCTGGTCAGCTGTGGCCGTAGTCGTATTGCGAATAGTCTCTTCAAGTTTTTTCTGGCCTACTTCATCCTCGGCTGCGGCCTTGACCGATGCCAAAGCAAATGCACCAATTGCAGCGGCGGCTGCGGCAAATGCAACACCAGCTTTTTTTCCAAAGTCAGTAAATTGGTCGCCAATTGATTCGGTGTCTTTGCTGGCGACTTTAATATTCTTGCTGAATTCGGCAACGTCTGCCAGTAATGAAAGCTTGAGCGTTCTTGATCCCGTTGATGCCATTACCACACCTTCACAATCTGAGAGAATGCTTCTGCCCATTGCGAAATGATGTGTGGCTGTTCGGCCTTTAGGGTTGGATAAATAAACCAGCCTCTAGACCCGCGACCTTCACGACCAGACCAAATTGGGAATTGCTTAAATTTATTAGAGCCAAATTCATAGCCACCCCAAAGCTGCTGAGTTGTTGCTCCACCTGAGAATTTCTGTGATGCAAAGCCAAATGACATCTCGCCAATCTTTGAAGATTTAGAGACTCGTGAGCCTTCTGCGACTCGTCTTGAGGCTATGTCTCGGCCTTGAGATTTGGAGATAATTTTGCCTTGTAGATATGTGGCAAGCCCGTTTGAGACAGATTTGGCCTTTACAACAGCTTCATCATCCATGCCTTTGAATGCAAAGATAATAGATCGCAGTTCGGCTTTATCGAAAGCGACTACATCCTCAGCCATTCTTTGTCTCCAATATCTCAATCGCTGTAAATATATCTTCCGCGCTTTCCCATTCTCTCATTGGTATGCCCGTCGCAATTGCGACTTCAACCAATAATCGTCCTATACTTCCGCGCTTATGACTTTTGGGTCAGCTTCTCCGACCTTTACATCCAAGACACCTTCACACCAAATCTCATAAGGCTTCACTGCTTTCCCAGCTGATTCGCGCTTCATAGCGTGATAAGCCAAGAACATCAGATCAGAAATGCCCATCTTTTCTTGAGCTTGTCCGATAGTGAATCCAGTCTTTATTTCCCACTTCATCCACTCCGGCGGTTGAGCCGTATAGATTTCAGATTCGCCTGTTGTGTATTCGATTGTGATTGGTAGTTTCATGCTCCCGGTCTCCTTTGTTAGCTTATGGTCAATACTGGTGTTGTTACGCAAAGAAATGCAAGCGATACTGTCTGAGCATCTGGTGCAGTGCCACCGGCTGATGGCAAGATTGGCTGGACATCAAATGCAAATGATGCACCTGTGTCTGCCACTAATACCACTG